CTTACAGGTGCAGCCATAAGCCCCGAAATCATGTAGGAAGCCTGATAGGTGACGTTAAAGACCGGGACACCTAAATAATCCTCAATCGCCATCCTTGTGGCGAGCTCCAACTGAGCAAGGTAATCGTCCTGTGACTCATCCTGAAATAAATTCAACTGGTTGGTGATTTCTTCGTAAGTAAGCCATTGAGTGACCGAATCTCGACCACTCTGAATGACCTTTGAGTAGTTGAACGGGTTTCTAGAACCCGCTCCGAAGTTACCTTGCAGTTGGCTAGGCATGATTAAGTTCCAATGAGCCGAACGCCAGCAGTTACATCACGAACGGTCGAGACCATCCGCTTCTCAGCATAGATCGTAATCGTTCCGGGTTGGGTCTGCTCCATTCTCTGAAGCGTCATCTCTGAATGATCGACGATCCACATAAACCGCGGCCAGTTTGCAAGATAGATTGGAGAAGCCCCGATTGCAGGAGCATCCAAATAAGGATTAGCAATTACCGGCCAGCCCATAATATTTACACCGGGGCCTTCGTCCTTTTCACCTGTTTCAACAAGTGCGTAAGAATTACCACCGTGAGCGTATTCCCTCAGCGTTGCAATAGCTGTCGGGTGCATCATCCACGCGGTTCCGGGCATTCTCCAAAACTGACCGGGGAGGGCACTAGCAACATCTACAAGGCTTTCCCACTCAATGCCGCCTGAATGCGTGTAACCCACTGTGTTAAGTGTGTGTATGCCCGCTGTGATGGCCGTTCCTGACGTTCCGTAAGCAGCGGATGATCCAGCAGTACCAGCGTACATCTTTAAGCCTCTGAGACCGTTTGTAGCGCCTGTGGAGGTTGTTGTAGAGCCTGCCTGATCGTTGTTGATTGCCATCGACGCAGCTTCGATCTGGCTAAATTCCATTGCGAGATCTTCAACAAGCGCAGCATCTAATCCGTTGATGTCATCCATCGCCGCAGCACGAATTGGCATCTGCGCGGAAATAACACGCATCGGAAGCTGCCAAATGGATGTAGCGATATTGGGTGAGCCTGAGTTAGCGTTAACCGTGTAGCCCCACGGGTTAGTGGAGTTAGCAGCGTTACCCGTTTTGACAACAAACTGAATATCCGAGTCTGCCGTCATTGTTTGATTTGCATAAACCCGAAATGGGTTCCAGTAACGAAGCGATGCAAACACATCCTCGTTATAAACGCGACCACCAACCCCGCTGCCTGAGCCGGTTAGGGCTGAGGCTTCCGCGAGGTTGACAGTGCTTTTGCCCTCGTGGAGAGCCTTTTTCAAGCCTTCCAAAATAACCTGTTTCATAATCTCTCCAAAAGGGAGAGGGCTTTCGCCCTCTTTTATCAAGCAGCCGTACCGGTCGAACGATAACGAACGCCGGCATTAGGATCGCGCACCGAAGTGGCTGCGCGAGTTTCGCCGTAGAACGTGATCGAACCGGGTAAGGTTTGATCGTAGCGACGGAGAACCATCGAAAGACGCATAACGATCGCGTGGAACTGCTGCCAGTCGCCGAAATACATCGGATAGTAAGACGTAGTTCCTGCTGCGCCGGTGGTGGGCTGGCTGGGGTTATCAAGGTACTTGTTGACTGCAACCTTGAAGCCGAGCAACTCACCAACGATGCCATCAGTGCGTGACAGACCGTCAACATAGATCGGACGGCCTTGCAGATCGACTAACCCACGGATGCCCTGAAGCAGGATGGGGTTAATCATGAACGCTGCTGTCGGTGTCCAATACTGCTGTGGCAGGCTGTAAATAAAGTTCACTACATCTTTGTAGTTCACGTTATTTGCCGCGACCGTGTTGGCGTTAGTCGTGAGCTGGTCATAGGTGGCAAGCGAGTGCAAGCCGTTGGTCGTTGCAGTTCCAGACGTACCGAAAGCAGCCGTCGAGCATGAGCCGCCCGTGTAGGTTGCATTAGCGCCTGCGTACTGATCCAAACCGCGCAGACCATCAGCGCCACCCGTCGTTACAGAGGTTCCGGTTCCCGACTGATCGTTATTCTGGATCATCGAGGTTGCCATTGCCTGCTGGAACTCCATCAACATGTCATCAACAACGTTAGCCTCAAGGCCGTCGATGTCATCAAGTGCTGCCGTCCTGATGGGGAACTGAGCGTTCAAGTCCTTAAGGATGACCTGCCAAATGCTTGTGGCTTCAGTCGTGGGTGTGCCGTTATTCTGAACGGTGTAGCCCCACTGAGCGCCTGCATTGCCGGTCTTGACGCGGAACTGATAAGCCGAGCCGTCAGTTGCAACGATGCGCGACAGATCCATCAAGGGATTTCCGAGCCTCTTTGCAGCAAACACGGGATCGTAAGCTGTACGGCCACCAACGTCGTAGCCGGAGCCCGTAAGAGCCGAGGCTTCCTTGATGTACGCTTCGCACTGATCCACAGATTCAAAGATCTTGACTTCGCGCTCGATGTTGTTACCAGCCTTCATGTACTCCTTAAGAACGTCCTTGAAACGACGATTTGCTTCGCCACGGACAGTCTTGTGAATAGGACGAATGATCGAAGGAGCGGCAACTTTTGCCTCTAAAGCGGCAATCTTTGCTTCGGTTTCGGTCTTAAGCGACTCGACAGCCTCGGCAACTTTTGCCTCAACAGCTTGTGCGGTTTCTGCAAGTTTTGCAGCGCTAGATGCTTCGATTGCATCCAGTTTTTCAATGACTTTTTCCAACATTTTAAAATCTCCTAACGGGTTGAAATAGCTTTCAGCAACTCGCGGTATTCGAGCGCTTTTAGCAGTTCCGCCGCATCAGACTCACTCTGAGTGGCAGTTTGTTGATCGCCCACAGCATCACGCTGTTCCAAAATGGCTTTCAACACACCGGACGCGGCGGTCGCATCCCGGCGAGATAGCCCTGCATCACGCAAAGCCTTCTCAATCGTCCTCGGATTGGGCTTAGACCCCATCCAATACTCAAGTCTACTAATCTCAGCCTTTGGGTTATTAGGCTGCATCACGATAGAAACCTCGGCTAGACCACCTTTGACGATCTGAAAGAACATGTCTGGATCATCTGTAGGCTCGCCGTTTTCATCCACCATTTGATACTCATCGGCATACGCACCGACAGAAACGCCGCCAACCATACGAGGCGATTCCTTCATGATCGTATAAAGATCAGACCCGGAAGTGGTGTTCAGGAAGATCTTTCCTGTGCCGACCATCCCTTCTTCGGTAATGTCGAACTTCGACCATTCACCGACAGGCATCATGTCGCTTGAATGTTGAAAGTACATCGGAAGCGGCCTTCCTGCTTCCATCCACATCTCGTGCCACGCCTCAAAAGCCTCTGGCGTGTAGAAGAACCTGCGACCGTCTGCGCCTTCTCTCGCGCCCCACGTCGTAAGTGTGGCTTCGATTTCACCCGCGGGCTCGCCCGTTGCCTCGTCGGCTTTCCTGCCTAGCTCAACTTTGGCTTCGTAGAAAAAAGTGATGTTCTTAGCCATTGATAGGTTCCTTTTTTACCATTCCATCTACCAACTTAGGCTTTGGCTTTCTCTTGTCTGCCGCGGCCTTGAGTTTCTCTAACAGTTCCTTAAGCATTTCCGGCTCTGCCTGTTTTACCGACCACCTTAAGGTTTCCACCGCCGCCAGTGTCTTGCGGAGAACTGCCGGGAATAGTGCTATCGCCACCAGCGGCAAGCAACAGATCATCAGCACCATCGAGAGAGTTAAGTCCCAGATATTCGCGGGCCTCATTCTGCGTAAGAATCCCATTCTTGACTCCTGCAACGACATAATTCATCTGATCTAGCGGAGCGCCCTTCAGGAAGTCTTGCGTCTGAAACTGAACGTGTAAATTCGGATAGCCTTTTAATAACGCCAATTTTAACCGCTGCTCAACGTTCGTGATAAACGGCATCATCGTGCTCTTGTAGAACTCATCAAGCATCGTCTGCGTGTTGTTGTATTTTGACTCGCCGACTCCGATCATTGCGGGAGGTACACCAAACAATCCGCAGATTCGCGTCATTGTTTGTTTCTTAAGCTCTCTAGCATCCACATCCTGAAGCGTCAAAGGCTTGATTGCTTCGTAGGTCATGCCCTGATCTAACAGCATAGACTGACCCGGCTTACTCTGATCCGAGGGCTGGCTGTTAAGCATGTTCGTCCACGCTTCTTTAAGCCTGCTAGCAATCTCTTTGAACTTTGAATCGGGGATAACTTGCTCAGTACGGAACAAACCCGAGGGTTTTGCACCGTTAAGCATGATGAAGTTGGAATAGAGGTCGATGTCCTGATCTAAGGAGACCAACTCGACAGCCTGCAAGCGGTTGAACGAACTAGAACCTTGCCACGGCTCAGACTTCGTGTGCATGACTTGAAAATACTTGAGCGGCTCATCCTTGTTGAAGCCGTAGGACGAACTTGTAAGCGTGTAGAACGGATAACGCGTCTCTGAGATCCTCGGCACGATTAGCGTCGAATCAAGAACGTACATCTCGAGCGGAATCTGCGTCGGCTCCTCTGCGTCTTTCCTCCAGAGTAATACGAAAGTCTCACCAGCCAGCTCATGCCACATTGTGAACTGATACCAAAACTCGTATTGGCTTTGGAAGTTATTAGGATTCGCAAGTAAATTAAGAACGCTTGCTGCTCGGCTCTTTTCACGCTCAGGAACGCTCGGATCGGTCTGTGTGTCTACAAATGTGCCGTCAGCCTGCTTCGACATGATCTTTACAGGCAGTTGAGCAAGAGATCGAGCTTTTGCCCCCACACAAGCCATAACCGTCGAGTTTCTAGCAAGTGTCGTTATGTCGACAGTTCGACCTGCTTCGTTAACCGCAGAGGTCGTAACGTACAGTAATTGGTTAGATCCATAGCCTTGCCCCTTACCGCGGAGCATGACGTTGTTTCCGAGGACAGTATTTCCAAATAAGGAGTTACTTTCGGCCTTTGTTTTACGCTTAAATACGTCGAATAAGCCCATTTTTACCCCTAGAAAACTCTGAATCCGTACGATTCAGACGGCATCGGGTTGTCCAGACTACAGTGCATCGCAATAATCAAGGCAATAATTCCGTCGACCTTAGCGTGGCGATCCACACCGGCTTTCTTGACTTTGATGTTGCCTTGAACGTCTGTAAACACTTCGCAATTGCCCAGTTGATGTCCTAAGAATGGGTTTCCGTCGTGTCTGATTTTGTGGCCTAAGATGAGTCGCTCGACATGCTTAGACGGGTTAGAAAGCACCGCCATTCCTTGACCGACTTTCTTAACTGGCATTCCGACTTCGTACAGTCTTGCTACTAAAGCCGCAGCATTATAAGCGTCGTAGCCTACCTCTTTTATGTCGTATTTCTGGCTTTGCCCAATAATATACGCCGAAATCTCTCTATCGTCCATCACGTTACCTTCCGTGATGTGCAAGATCCCCGAATTGATCGCTTGTCTGAAAATATCTTGATAATGAGTCGGCAATAACTCAAAGCCATCTTCGGGAAGAAAAAACTTCCACTCGGCTTCGTAATCATCCTCGGCAAATCGTTTTAACGTACATACAGCGTTTAGATCTCGTGTTGCCGCTAGGTCAAAACCTATAAATACTGCTTCGGGTTCTCTTTCTGTCAGCCCTACGGATTCATCCCAATGTGTGCGGTCAACCCACGCGGTTTCGGCCGAAACATAAACGTTAAGCGTTTTGCAGAGAAACTCGTTGAGTGCAGCGGGCTTAATCTTCGCCTCTTCGCATCGAGCAACAATTGCATCGTGCGAGACCGAGATATTGTGCATCGGGTTAGCTTTAGCCCATACCTTTTCGTCTCTCCAATCATCACCGGCATCGAGAGAGTAAAGAAGGCCAAACCATCGCGGGTTATCAGGAACATCCTGATGGAGGATATGCTCCATCACCTGAAAATCCTCAAAGAACTTTGTGTCTCTTGTAAAGCTCGCAGTGGTTATGTATAGCCGAAGAGGATTAAGTCGAGATACCATCCCCGAATGCAAGACCTCAATCGCATTCCTGTCGACAATCTGGCTCGCCTCGTCAATGATCGCGCAAGAAGGGTTGAGCCCGTCTCCAGTCTTTTTAGTGTCTCTGGAGAGAGCTTTCATCATGCTCTGGCTGTCGCCGTTCTTCGTGATCGTAAACTTGCCGGGAACAAACAAACCGGAGAGTTCTTTCGGCATTGTCTCAACGAAGCCCTTAGCCGTCGTGAAAACAATTGAGGCCTGATCTCTGTTAGTAGCGAGCGTGTAGACCTCCGCGCCTGCTTCGCCAAAGCCTAGTTCATAAAGCGCGATCAGCGCCGTTAATGTCGATTTACCAGCCTTGCGCGGGATGTAGACAATGACATCCTGCACCATCCGCTTTTGTCTGTCTTTCTTACTCCTGAATCCGTAGATGGCACAGATAATAAGAATCTGGAAAGGCTCCAGCGTAACGGGATGTCCAGCCCATTGACCTTTTACATGCTTGCAAAGTGCGGTGAACTGTAGAAAGTGATTGACAGGGCCGGGATCAAATATCCATTCCCATTCTTTATTTTCTATGTGATTTAGAAACCGCTGGCAAGCGAGACGCACATTTCTACACGCGTCAATATCACCCTTTACTACGCTAACAGCGTACTCAATCCCATCTTCTAGTTTCATGTTCCGAACTTAGGCCCTTTCAGGAAATCGTTTATTTTCGTGTTGTCATCGAGCTTATTAGCCGCCAACCTAGACTTTGGTGTTAGTCCTAACTCAGACATAAGTTTAATGGCATTCTCCATCGCCTTATTTGCAAGGCTTATGTAAGGATTGGGCGCAAACGTTTTACCAGCGTTAGTCTCCACAATAAGCGGCTGAGTATCTATCGCCGACCTTGCGTCAATGTAGATTTGAATCTGATCGGCAAGCATCATCAGTGTATGCCGGTCTTGCTCCGAGCCAATCCCATACACGCTGAACAAATAATCAGCCGTTTCCTTGACGAACTTTTTGCGCGTAAACGATTTGGGGTTATCTGCCCACTCAGCAAATGGAATCCTGCGTTTTACATCCTCTGGCAGGAATACACCTTCCTTTGTTCCTTTGGTTCCGTGAATGCGGTGGATCTCAACGGGAATTCTTGCGGTCATGACGGTTCTCTCCTTTGC